AGATTCAAGAATAAGACTTGAATTTCCGCATAAGTTTGATAAGATAGACAGTTCAACTACAGAAAGAACAAAACCTGTTCAGAATGTAGCATCAGCTAGACGTTCGAGCTCAACTGGACGCAAAAATAAAACTGTGAAACTCTCGCCATCACAGGTAGCAATTGCTAAAAGACTAGGCGTGCCATTAGAAGATTATGCAAAACAATTAAAAATCACGGAAGGAGCATAAAATGAAAAACGAAGATATTAAAACCTCACGTGCGAGTCAAACAAGAGCTAAAACAACAGCTACAAAAACTTGGACTCCACCCTCATCACTCGATGCACCCGAACCACCTGCAGGGTATAGACACAGATGGATAAGAGCTGAAACTATGGGATTCAACGATACGAAAAACGTAGCAGCATCTTTAAGAGAAGGATATGAATTAGTGAGAGCTGAAGATTATCCAGATCAAGATTTTCCAACTGAAACCACAGGTAAGTATGCGGGAATTATCGGAGTAGGAGGCTTATTGCTGGCTAAGATACCAGAAGAGATCGCAAAGCAGATTGAAGCTTATTACGACAAGCAGACTCAAGACAAAGACGATGCTATCAACAACGATCTTTTGAAGGACCAGCACCCAAGTATGCCAATCAATAGTGAAAGGCAAACTCGTGTAACTTTTGGTGGTACAAAGAAATAGTTATTTAGCAATTTCTAAGTCCAACAAAAATAAAATAAATCCGTACTGGAGGCCCCTCGGGGCAGGTACACAATAAAGGAAAAAACATATGCTACAATCGGATAGAAAAGGTTTTGGCTTTAGACAGACTATGACAGTTGGAAATACTCCAGCTACAGGTGGTCAGTCTGAATTTCAAATCCAAACTGCTCCTGGCAAATCTACTTTCAAAGGCGATCCTGTAAATATACAATCTGCAGGTAACGTCGGATTCCTACAAAACGCTGCGCAAGCAACGATGGATGATGGAGTCGTAGGTGGAAAAGCTTGGGCAAATAACGTAGGTAATACTGGTGACATTGCTGGTGTTTTCAACGGAGCTTTTTATATTGACTCTACTGGAAAACCAACTTTTGCAAACTCAGTTGTTGCTGGCGTTACAACAAGTAAAGACTACAACACAGGTAGTGATAATATCACTGCTTTTGCAAATACTAACCCTGCACAAGAATATACTGTTAGATTAAATGCAGCTCTTGCCGGCTCTGCCGCAGCAGCTCAAGCTTTAATGAACAGTACTAACTTCTTCAACCCAATTGATGAAGTTGATAGCGACGCTATAGACGGACTGTCTAGAATTACTCTTTCAGTAGCGACTAACGGCGCAAGTGCAACAAATGGAATGTTTAGATTGGTAAGAAATGCTAACATCGAAGAACAAGACGATCTGCTAACTGCAGGCGCTCAAGTTGTCGTTGTTATTCAACCAGCCTCAGCATTGTACAACTAATAGCGAATAAGGAGAAATAAACTATGGCTATATCAAGAGCACAACTAGTTAAAGAACTAGAACCTGGTTTGAATGCTTTATTCGGACTAGAGTACAAATCGTATGCTAACGAGCATGCTGAAATTTTTGACACAGAATCATCTGACAGAGCTTTCGAAGAAGAAGTAATGTTATCTGGTTTTGCAAATGCGTCAGTTAAACCTGAAGGCCAAGGCGTTCAGTTCGACGATGCACAAGAAACTTTCACAGCACGTTACACTAACGAAACAATCGCATTAGCGTTTGCAATCACAGAAGAAGCTATCGAAGATAACTTGTATGACAGACTTGCGTCTAGATATACAAAAGCGTTAGCAAGATCTATGGCAAACACTAAGCAAGTTAAAGCAGCAGCTGTATTGAACAATGGTTTCAATGCAAACTTTGCTGGTGGTGACGGAGTAGCATTATTTGCTACAGATCACCCAACTATTGCTGGAACTTTCAGTAATGAGTTAGCAGTTGCTTCTGACTTAAACGAAACTTCATTAGAACAAGCTTTGATTGACATCGCAGCTATGACTGATGAAAGAGGCCTAAAAATTGCGTCTAGAGGAATGAAATTAATTATTCCTTCAGCACTTCAATTTACTGCTGACAGACTTATGAAGTCTGAAGGTAGAACAGGTACTGCAGATAATGACATTAATGCAGTTAGAAATATGGGAATGATTCCTGAAGGTTACACAGTTAACCACTTTTTAACTTCTAATAAAAAATGGTTCATTAAAACTGATGTTCCTAATGGTCTTAAACATTTCGTTAGATCACCTATCAAAACTTCTATGGAAGGCGACTTTGATACTGGTAACGTTAGATACAAAGCTAGAGAAAGATATGTATTTGGATTCTCTGATCCAAGAGGCATATTCGGATCTGACATTTAGTAATTAATATTTTAGGGGCCGCCTTAAAACGGCCCCTTTATTACATATAAAGGTGTGTAAATGAAAAAGACTCTCATAAATATCTGGGCTTACGATCATCATGCAGTATTTACTATTGAACATAGTGAAGACACGGCTGAAAACGTTGAAAAAGCAATACTTGACAAGCTAGGAGAAAAGAGTATAAAATGGGAGTATCTCGGAAACAACTATAATAACGAGATAAATCGAATAACTTATGAGGAGGTTATTGATGATACAAGACCTATACAAACAAAAAAGGTCCTTGGAGTTGAAGTGGCAACAGGAGCATCTAGATAATAATAGATATACTCTTGAGATGGTTAAGATTGATGACAAAGTAAAAAGAGTCATTACTGACATCAAGCTGGAAGAAGCAGCTATTGCACATAGACAGAATCAAATTGAGGATGTCGCTCCACAAGTTTCTGTAGCTACTTAATCAAAAGCTACATCGTTGGAATAAATCCACTCCACACTACAGGCTCTCTTGCACTCTACTAAAAAGTGTTGTATAAACAACACACTATACATTTAAACAATATATGAATGCTGACGCGTATAGTCGACACCCTAGAGGACAGTATTCAGATATTCTAGGAGGAATATAATTATGGCTAAAACACTATTTAGAGGACCAGTTCTGCAAGGTAAGTTTAACGAAGCAGGATTAACTGGATTTAATCTAGAAAACAAAGACGCTAACTACACAGTAGTAAATGGCGATTCTGGTAAAACTTTTACATCATCTACTAAAGATGTAGTTTTTACTTTACCTGCAATTTCTATTGGAAGAGTATTTACTTTTGTAAATACAGGATCTGATGGAGCTAATAATTTAACTATTAGCCCAAATGCTAGTGATGGTATTTTGTATGCTGGATCTTTAACAGACGATAAAGATGTTATTAATACTCAATCTACATCAAAAGTTGGTGATTTCATAGTATGTGCATCTTTAAACTCAACAGCACATTGGACAGTTGTTGATGTGCAAGGTGTATTTGCTAAAGAATCGTAATAACTAATTAAGTGTGGGCTTCGGCCCACACACAATTTAACAGGAGAAAAATATGTCAGGCGGCGGATCATTTTCAAGCGACCAAACAACCCTTTTATTAGATACTGTAGGAGCTGATACTTTAGCAAGAGCAGGTAGAGCTAGAATTACTTCTATTCAAGCAAAAGGAATAGCAAGTGCTCAATTAAAATTACATAACGTAGCAACATCCGGAGCAGCTGCAGCAGGTAATTTAGTAGCTACTTATAATTTTGGAACAGAAGGACTAGAAGTTTATGTACCAGGTTCTGGAATTCTTTTTGATGAAGGAATTGTATATAATTTAACAGGAGCATCAGGAAGTGCTACAGTAACTATTACTGGCGGATAAGGTTTACACATGGCGACTATTACTTATACAGTTACGGTTGCAACTGGAACGAACCAATATAGTGCTGGTGCAAATAAGTTCTATATTAATGGAGAAGTTAGTCCGGTTCTAGAATTGCAAGAAGGCAATACTTACATTTTTGATCAATCAGATTCTACAAATGGAACTGGTGGCGGACATCCTTTAAGATTTTCAGCAACAGCAAACGGAACTTGGGGAACAGCTCCAGGTGGTGGTGCAGGAGTAGCATACACTACAGGTGTAACAACTTCTGGAACTCCAGGAAATGCTGGTGCCTATACTCAAATTGTTGTCGCTCCAGTACAAACTGTAGGCGCTCCAGTTTTATTTTATTATTGTTCTAATCATTCAGGTATGGGTAATACTGCCCTTACAACTCCTCCAACTTCAGGTGAAACATTTTTTAATCCATCTATGGATGAAATTATTGAAGAAGCTTTTGAAAGAACAAATATGAGAGGAACTAGAACAGGTTATCAATTAAGATCTGCAAGAAGATCATTAAATATAATGTTTTCAGAATGGGCTAATAGAGGCGTTCATTTATGGAAAATAAAATTAGCTAAAATACCTTTAGTACAAGGTCAAGCGGAATATAGTTTTGCTACTGATTCTGTTAATTTTCCAAATGATTTAGATGAAGTATTAGAAGCTTACTATAGAAATAATTCTACTCCAACTGCACCTGTAGATGTTGCACTTACTAAAATAGATAGATCAGCTTATTCACAAACACCAAACAAATTAACACAAGGTACACCTTCGCAATATTATGCACAAAGAAAATTAAATCCAAGTATTTTTTTATATGCAACACCTAGTGCAAGTGTATCTGATGCAACTACACCAAGTAATTTTCAATTTTGTTTTTATTATATGGCAAGAATTCAAGATGCAGGTGCATATACAAATACAGCAGATGTTGTAAATAGATTTTATCCATGCATGATGTCAGGTCTTGCTTATTACTTAAGTTTAAAATTTGATCCTGAAAGAACACAATCATTAGAAAGAACTTATGAAAGTGAAATGTTAAGAGCACTTGATGCAGACAACCAAGGCACATCTAGTTTCATATCACCACAAACATTTTATGGGGATGGTGTATAATGGGTGGCTACGCACGAGGAAAAAATGCTTTAGCAATTTCTGATAGATCAGGAATGAGATTTCCATATTCTGAAATGATGAGAGAATGGAATGGTTCATTAGTTCATTACTCAGAGTTTGAAGCAAAACAACCACAGCTTTCTCCAAAACCTGTAGGTTCAGATCCACAAGCTTTATACAATCCAAGACCACAAAGAGCATCTACAGCTGTTTTAATTTTATTAGACAACAATCCGTTTACAAGTATTATTCATAGTGGAACAACTTATGTAAATGTTTACTCAGAAGATCATCAAAGAAAAGCAGGAGACGTTGTAAGATTAAGAGGAGCACCAGAAGTAACAACTGCAGGAACAGGTGGAGCTGACGCTTATAATTTGCAACAGTTTGCTAACATACCTACATTTGATAATGTAAGTGATTTAAATAATGCAAATGGTTTTACAATTGCATTAGGACAAATAGATTCTTCAGGAAATATTACAGGAGCTACAACAACTGATCCTTTAACAAATCCAGTAAGTTATTTTTATATAACTAGCACTAGCAATGCAACAACAGGTAATATACAAGGAGGAGGTCCAGCTTGTTCTGCAGGACCCGTAACATTAAAGGCATTATAATATGGCATACACATTAGCAAATTTAGAAAATGATATTAGAAATTACACAGAAGTAGATAGCACTGTGTTTAGTTCTACTATTCTTAATCCTATTATTAAAAATGCAGAAAACAAAATTTATAGAGAAGTAGATTCTGATGAAGAAAGACACTATGCAACATCAAATGCTATTATTGGAAATAGATATGTAACTATTCCCGCTGATTTAAGATTTATTAGATATGTTCAACTAACTAATACTCAGGGAGATCAATTTTATTTAGAACAAAGAGACACTAGTTTTATGGCTGAATACTATGCAACACCTAGTACACAAGCTGTAGGAATACCAAGATATTATGGTAACTGGGATACAGAATTTTGGGTAATTGCCCCAACACCTGATAAAACTTATGAAATTACTCTAGCTTACAATAAAGAGCCTGTTAGTATTACAGATACAGTT